CTTCTTCGTCTACCCATTTGTTGTAGACCAAAAGCTTGTATGCTTTGATTATACCTGTCAGAATACAATTTGTATAGATCTTCAGGTCCTTTTAAAAATCCAAAGCACTCTCTCAAAACCCCGTAAAGCAACATTGCTTCTTGATGCTCTGATAAAAAAGTGTTTGTTGTGCTATTAAAGTGAGGTGGATCTTTAATATAATTAATTTGTATTTGAAATGCTGCATTAGGAGTAGGTGCTAACAGAATATTTGTTTCATCCCAATTAGCAAAGTATTTTGGTGTGCCTGTAACTGTCTCGTTTGGAGCAAATTCTGCAATAAAACTAGTATCTTTTTTTTCTAAAAAATCTCTTACATTAGAACTTATTATTTGAACAGATCTTAGAATTAAAAGGTCTGATGGCATAGATACATATCTATTTCCACTAGTTGTGTTTGAGGTTGCGTATTTTCTTAAATCGTCATAATCCACTTGTCCTGCAATATCTAACTCTACGTTCCTAATAAACTGATCTAATAGCGTGTCGCTAAGAACATTACTATCTACCTCTGTATAATTTCTGACTTGAGTTAAAAATGTTGAATGTGTTATGGCCATTATGATATACTCACTGTTACAAGTCCCACTCTTGCAGAAGCTTCTCTTCTTCTGTTTTGTAATGAAGGATCTCTTGGTTGCATAGTTTGTAAAGATGTAGTTATACCATTACCAGTAACTTCTGTTACAAAGGTTTCAAAAGCAAAGTCTCCAGGTAAAGTAAGATTAGCTACTCCAACAGAAATTCCTCCTGAGTCAGCTAATGTATTATCATTAGAAGCTACAGTCCTTGGTTGTTGAAATCTCTGTGATCTAACCTTTTGTAAAGCTATGGCATCAGCAGTAACTCTTTTTCTTCTTATCTGAGGATGTTTTTCTTCGTATTCAGAAATATGCACAAACGACCCATTCCATTCTGTAACCATTTCTTGATATGGAAAAGCTTGTCCGCTTCTATCAGATATCGCTAGTGATCTATTTCCGTTTGCGTATTTAGCCATTATGATACATTAGGAAAGTACGACTGAGGTGAGATATATAATGATGTTCTCTGCCCGTCTTCTTCCAAAGCCCTTTTTATTTCATCTTCATAAATTAATTTCATTGCTTGTATTCTATCAGGTGCTTTCTTCATAGCTAAATAGTAAGCTAGACCAGCACACATACAAGGTAAAAATCTGTAAACAACATCTGCTTGTTGACCATTATAAGCTGTAGCGTCTTGTATTCTGTTAATACTATAAAATTTTAAAGTTGTAAAAGTAGAGGCATCAGGTGCTTGATACAAAAGTATTTGTGGCGTTGTTTGTCTATCAACGAAATACTGTGATGGTTGACCTGTAGCTAATTTATTTGGTAAAGCCGCGTAAGCAGATCTATCTATTTTAGTTAGTGACACATCTTGTGTATTAGCGTTGTCAGAAGCTAAAGCTGTAGTAGATATGTAAGCCTCTAATACATCACTAACTGCAGCGTCAACAGAATATTGTGCAGTTCCTGCTACTAAGGATATTTCATTTAAGGATACTTTCCAAAGATGTACTCCTCTATTACCCCAGTCAGAAAATAATAAGTTCAAAGATCTTCTTGCAGTTTTTAAATCATAACCACCCATAGCTCTTTGACCACATCTTTCAAATGCCTCATTAATGATATCGTCTATATTTAAATCAAATGATGATTGTCCTGATGTTGCCATAATTAAAACCTCTTCCTAATTCTTGCTTTAGCTTTTCCTGATGAAGTAACTCCAAAATCAAACTCCACATTGTTTTTGTAAATTTTTTTGTAATTTAAATTTGGGTCAAAACTAACTTTTGTATCTCTGTAAGCTTTTGCAAGATCATCTGTATATTTTGGCATATCAACTTTAAATAAATTAAATTTAACTTTGCTTTTAGTTTTAGGTCTTTTTACATCTCCGCCTAAATCTCTTTTTAAAATTGTTTTCACGTTTGTTGGTTTAGGTCCCACATTGGCAGCTGCCCGTTTCCTGGCAACGGCAGATTTTCTTTGTCCCTCTGACATTCTTCTTGCTTTGGCTAAAGGAACGCATTTCGGATATTTCCGCTTTCTGTCCGCAGCAAGTTTTGAACGGCCACAAGGTGCGTAAGAACCATCTTTTCGTTTGCTCCCAATATCTACCCATTTTTGTTGGAACCATTTTTTTAGTCCTCCTTTAGACATTAGATCATACCTTTGTAATACTTCTCATAAGATTTATTAGAAATCTTCTTGCCATCTATTTCGCTTTTAATATATGAGCCCATATATGATCCCTCTTTAGCTTTAATTGTTTTTAAAGTTTTTGCTTGGCCTAAATGTAATTTAGAAGCTTTTTGTAAACCTTTTACAACTTTATTTATTTTTACTTGATCACCTTTAGCATATTTCATCATGCCACCTTTCATAGCTGGTTTAGGTCCTCTAAAATCTTTTCTTTTTACTCCAGATGGGTCTTTAATTTTACCAGCACAGATTTTGCTAGCGTATGCGTTAGCATATGCTGAGGGGTACACACGAAATTTTCTTTTCGCTGCTGCTTTACCTCTTGGACATAGTTTTGTCATTTTTACTCCTGTAATTTTATTTGTGCGGCCGCATTGAGAGAGATATTCTTCTCCTTTTTACGGTTGTACAACTTCTTGGATTGTATCACTTTTGGTCTGTATGTTCTAGACCTTACGAGTTTTGCGAATAGATTCTTTACCTTTTTTTGCAATATTAACCACCTGTGTTTTACCCATCACTTTAGCACGTTGTTCCATAACAGTTAATATCTGTATCTTTCTTGCAAATGGCTTATTTACATTTTTGACTTTTTTCACAGTGGCTCTTGCATCTGATGGTGTAGCAAACTTTATACGAACAGTATCTCTAGGATTTTCATCTGTGTAAAGTCTTCTGCCTGTACCCTTTGGTTTTTTACCTGTCCCTTTTCTAGGATCTGCCACGTTTCATTTCCTTAATATGTCTTTTTATAATCTTAGATTGTTTTTTATGTAATTTTGATGCTTTGCTTAACGCACTCGCGACTTTTTTCAACTTACCGTTTTTCATCCCACCTTTTGAAAATACTCTTATTTTTCTTTTCTCATCTCGAGCACCTCTAAGTTTACCCTCTATTTGTTTTGGTATCTGTGATCTTCCTATAGGCATATTATTCTAACCATGGTTTATAGTTTACCTTACCATTTTCTCTAAAAGCACGCAAGGATTGTTGTCTGTTTGCGTTAGATGAATATGAACAATGTATCCAACCTGAAGTTGGCTCATTGTCTCGATAAAATTCTAGTATTAATTGATCAAATTCTAACTCATTCTTAATCCAAAGAGCTAGTTCTCTATTGTCCACACCAGGGATCTCAAAGTCTGCTGCAGCTGCACCATCATCTGCCACGTGTTGACTAGTAATTTTGCTACCTATCTCTGTGCAAAGCTGTGCACAACGAAAGCCACTAGATATAATTAATGGTCTATCAAAATGTGATCTCACTGGCTGTAATATATTGACAGCCAATGCTTTTAAGTTCTCAATTTGTTGTGGACCAGGATTATTATTTATACCCTTACGTTCCGCAATTTGAGACTTAGTCAACTCATCAAGAGTTATGTTAGCTGTAAGTTTCATCAATATCCATTCTAGTGTTTTTTCAAAACGCTGTAAATACAAGTTTGTTTTTTATTTTTAGTCAATATATACAAAATTTATTAAAATACGCCTATTTTTGTTAGTGCAAGTAGTGCCAGTATGTAAAATATTAGATTTAAATATAACAATAGAATTTTCCTTACTTAAAATTTTTTTATCACCAACTTTACAATAACCATCATTATCATTTAAAAAAAATACAGCTGAAGTAAATCTTTCATCATTTGTGTCAGTATGCATACCTGTTTCTATAATTTTTTCTGTTTTCAAATTTAAATTAGCTTTTATTTTTCCAATACTTTTTGGATTTAATTTATCAACTATAGGTAAAACTAAATCATATGTTTTTCTTGGTACATTGTTCCAAAAAAATACGTGCGTAAATTGATCAACTTTAGGAGCAGGTGGATCAACACAATATTCACTATAAGTCCATGGAAAATCTTGAGAAAAAATTATATTTTTAATATCATTAAATTTTTTAAAATCTAAAAAATTGTTTATTACCTTCATTTTTTCTTTTCTTCGATCTCATAAAAGAATTTATCAGTGTCTTCAGTTCTCCATTTACTTGTGTCTTCAACATTCCATTCTGAAGTTTGTACTTTCCAATCAGGGACATTATCCTTAACTGTAAATGATGGTATATCCCAAATTAATCTATTATTAGGTTGCGCTGCATAATTACCGTCATCTAAAGCTAAAACGTGTGCACATTTATGTTCATGTGGTATTTCTGAGTGATCCGTATCTAAAATGTTTGGCTCAGGATGAGCAAAATCAATTGTAAATAAATATTTACCATAGTGCCATTTTTTATCTTTACCTATGTATTTTCCTGATTGTGCTTCTAAAATGTCCCAAGAATGAACAGCAGGGTAATAACTAAAACAGTTCCATAGAACCAACTCATCAAGCCTACGTTTAGGAACGTCTTGCGGTTTAAAACCTCTTTGAATAAATGCAGATATCGGGAGACGATAGAAGATAGCTCCATTTTCCATAATACAATGAAAAAGAGGACTACGCCCCGTAATAGCCGATATACCAAAAATAATGCAGTCTTCAACTTCTCCATGATGTTTTTTAAGATCATATAAATATTCCCTTCTTATTTGTGCATACTCTACAGGGATGTTAGCATTTAAGTAACTCATTATTTTATTATACTTAAAATTTTCTTACGATCCATGTATATTTCTGTCTTAGCCTTTACTTTTTTACAAGTAAATACAACTCGCTCTGGATTTACTTCGTTTTGAGCCAGGCGCTTTGATTTCAAACAATCGCTTAACGAATTTTTGTAAGTATGCTCTATCATAGAACCATTTAAAGTTAAGATTAATGCAAATACAGTCTCTATCATTTTTTATAATTATCCAATGTTATTATATCAGGATTTTCTTTCATATATTGTTCTTTTAAAACTGTCCAATAGCTTATTTTGGGATCAAAATCTCTTTCACCAAAAGAAGATGTGGACATAACTCCTAGCTTCATACATGCATTAATTAATTCAGCAAATTCTGTAGGAGGTGGGTTAATTCGTGGTACTCTTTTACATTCTTTTACTAACTCTAATTGTATTTTTAATTTTTGTTTTTTTCTTTGGTCCTTTACAAACTCTTCATCACATACATCACCAATAGACTTTCTAAATCTCCATCCTAAAACTTGATTTTGCGATTCAGCACTAGAGCCTGATTTATATTCGTTTTGTCTAACTTCTGTATATGCCTCCCAGCTACCCTGATCGCACGTATTAGCACCATCATTTAAATATTCATTACGTGCCTCTGCGTTTACTATAGCGATGACCGCTACTAAAATACTAGCGGTTAAGATCCTTAATATCATATGCATGCTCCCTAACTTGATCAGCTAATTGTCTATATAAGTTTTCAGCCATTTCCCATGTTGCTTCAGCTGCTGAAAGTCTTGTGGCTGTATCTGTTAATTTATCTTCTACTACTTTTAAATCTCTTTTAATATTTATTAAAACTGCTTTATTTGCCTCTATAGTATCTGTAAGGTTAATGACATATCTAACAGATGTAAATGTTCCAGCTAAAATAGCTGCTACTACTGGCACAATGACTATATTCTTTTTTACCCATTCAAATTTAGATAATTTAATTTTATTTTGTTTCTTCATCCTAATACTTTGCCTTTGTTTGGCCCTTTTTTTATTCTGTACTTATGTGTACCTGTACCATTTATTTCAACTTCTTTTTTAAGTTCTTTTACATAGCTCATTTGTTTAGCTTGTTTTTCCATATCGGAAATATATTGTAATACTTTTCTAGTGTTTCGGTCCATTTCCATTCCTAATTATTTTTTCTACATCCTCAGTTAACTTCTCAGTTCTTTTCTTTAAAAATTCTATATTAACTGCATTATTTCTCATACCTTTAATTTCTGACTCTACATCCTCTAGTAAACCACTAACGTGTTCTACAATCATAAAAAGCTCTGCCTCTCCAGCTGATTGACCTAATTCACCTCTTGGATATTTAATTCTAAACTCTGAGTTCTGATCTAAATCTTTTTGCATCAACTCTATTTTTGTTGAGTGCTGGTTTAATTTTTCATGAATACCAAAATAAGCCCAGGTTCCAATCGCGATTATCGTGATTAGACTGGCAACCGTTTTCATCGGCATTTGCACGGCTGCGGACTCAGAAATTTTTAAGGCCATAAATTACCTATTTATAAAATCCTTTAAATACCCAGTTTACCCATTTGTTCCAAACACTTTTGATTTTGTTCCAAATAGTTCTGACTACCCACAAAATTTGTTGTTTTATTTTTTCTAACATTTCCATCTCCTTCTAGCTTGTCTTAATCTAGAGTTAGGATCTTTAGCTGCTTTTGGAAACTTCTTCATTTGTCCAGCACTTCTAGCACAAAAT